AAGTAAATAGAAAAAATTCATTATCGTGATATTTATAATAAAAAACTAAAATAAACTAAAAACTAAAATAAATAATTATGGCTGATTTGTTAATGAAAATGCCAATTCCTTACGAACCAAAAAGAGACAATCGTTGGATTTTAAGGTTTCCATCATCACTTGGTATTAATGAGTGGTATGTGGAGAGTACTTCAAGACCTAAATTAAAAATCGCTTCAGTTGCGATACCTTTCTTAAATACTGAAACATATGTTGCGGGTAGATTTAACTGGGAAGAAATATCAGTTAAGTTTAGAGATCCAATTGGACCTTCAGCTTCTCAAGCGGTTATGGAATGGATTCGTCTATGTGCAGAGTCTGTAACAGGTCGTATGGGTTATGCCGCAGGATACAAGAAAAATGTGGACTTGGAAATGTTAGACCCAACAGGGGTTGTTGTTGAGAAATGGATTTTAGAAGGGGCTTGGTTAACAGGATATGATGGAGGATCGTTAGATTATTCAAGTGATAAGATTGTGGGAATCACTTCAAGTATTCGTATGGATCGTTGTATATTAGTATACTAAAAAAATTTACTTTTAATATTAACCGTGTACATTTATGATGTATACGGTTTTTTGTGCAAAAATAAATTAAAAAAATATAAAAAAAATGGATCAAGATACGGCTTCTCATGGGCAAATGGATTTTAACTTACCACATGACGTGGTAACACTACCTTCAGGTGGTTTATTCTACAAATCAAAAAAGAAAAGTGTTAAGGTTGGTTACTTAACCGCAAGTGATGAAAATATTTTAGTTAATATTGAATCAAAAAAATCTATTAATGAGGGTGTTGTTTTACCCTTATTAAGAAATAAACTTTATGAAAAGGACTTAAGACCTGAAGAATTAATGGAAAGTGATATTGAAGCAATCCTTTTATTTTTACGTAATACATCATTTGGTCCTGAATATAGAATTACAACTGTTGACCCATCAAACGGTCAAACATTTGAAACATCGGTTATGTTGGATGAGTTAAATTTGACAAGACCAAAAGTACAACCTGATGAGGATGGTACATTTACGGTTAAATTACCAAAATCAAATGCGGACGTTAAACTTAAAATGTTAAGTTTATATGACACCATTGAAATTGCTAAAATAATTGACTCATACCCTGTAGGGTATACCGCACCTACGATAACGACAAGATTAAATAAAACTATTTTGGAATTAAATGGTAGTCCAGATAGAAATGGAATAAGCTTATTTTGTCAAAATATGCCAATTGGTGATTCTAAGTTCATAAGAAATTTCCTTAAAGAAAACGAACCGAGATTGGATCTAAAGAAAACAGTTTACGCCCCATCAGGAGAAAAAGTCGATGTTATCATCAACTTTGGGGTGGAGTTTTTTCGGCCTTTCTTCTAATCACTCAAAATTTTTATTAGACGAATTTTATTACTTGGCAAAATTCTTGAGGATATCATATAATGATTTCTTAAAACTTCCAACATACATTAGAAGATATCTCTTAGATAAGATAGTGGAGGAAAATACACCCAAAACTTAATACTTAAATATTTATTGTAAAAACTAATTATGGCTAGAACATTTGATTTTAAGAATGCAACCAACGAACAGATAGATGCGTATATTCAAAAACTTGTTGATGCCGGTTATAAAGAGGGTAAATCTGATGGTGAAGAAATTAGAGAGGAAAGAGATTATGGAGACAAGGTTGGTAATTTAGGTACAGAAACAAAATATATAACTGATATTACTGACCTTGAAGGGGCACAAAAGGGACTAAATTCTGCTATCAAAGATTTTGGAACTGCTGCAGATCCAGAAAATTTTAAAGGAGCCGATTTTTTAAGAGACGCCTCTCAAGATATGGCAAATTCGTTAGGTCTTGGTCAGGCTAGAATGTCTGAAATGAAAGCAACAATTGCCAATGCATTACCTGAAATGCTCAGACTTGGAATTACACAATCAGAGGCATTAAATACTATGACAGATATACCAGAAAAGCTAGGTATTAACACTTCTTTAGGTAAAGAGGCTCTTGTTGAGATGGCGGCAACCGCTAAAGTAACTGGTGTAAGTGTAGGTAAATTAGCGACAGACTTTAAGGGTGTTGGTATTTCATTATATGATGTTGGTAATAAAATGGCCGAAGTTGCAAATTATGCTAAAAGTGTTGGAGTAAACGTAAAGGCGGTTTCAGGTGAGGTTGTTACTAATTTAAAACAATTAAATTTATTCAATTTTGATACTGGTGTTAAAGGGTTGGCTAAAATGGCGGCACAAGCATCTATGTTAGGTATTGATATGCAGACCACATTTGAATTGGCAGAAGATCTTATGTCACCTGAAAAGGCAATTGATTTATCGTCAGCACTACAACGTTTAGGTGTTTCAAGTAGTGCATTATTAGACCCATTAAAGGCGATGGATTTAGCTCAAAATGATCCTGAAGCTTTACAAAAAGAAATAATCAACGTCTCAAAAGAATTTACCAAATTAAAGGCGGATGGTTCAGGTTTTGAAATTTTACCTGGTGCAAAACGTAGGTTAAGAGAAGTTGCGCAAGCGATGGGTATGAGTGCCACTGAATTAGCAAATATGTCAATTAAAAGTGCTGATTTGGACATGAAGATGAGTAAAATTAAATTCCCAAGTTTAGCTTCATCTGAAGAGGATAAATTGTTAATTGCTAATATGGCCCAAATGAAAGGTGGTGAGGCGGTACTTCAGATTAGAAATGACAAAACAGGTGAAATGGATGACATTAATGTTAAAGATTTAACGGCAGATCAAATTACAAAATTAAAAGAACAACAATCAAATGAAAATAAAACAATTGAAGAAATTGCTTTAGATCAATTAACTGCTTTAGAAAAAATTAACACTTCGTTAAATGCGGGTAAATCGTCAGTAAATCTTGGCAAGGCATCAACACCAACAATGGATAGGTTTTATAATGTTATTAATAACGCCGGAGCAATAACCGCAACAAATTTAACTAAAGGTATTACAACTGAAAATGTTAGGGGAGCGGCATCTTCAGTTCTTACTCCTTTAGAAGAACAAGTGGTTAAATTCTTTCAAGGTGATGCTACTTGGGCATCAGTTGCGGCAACTTTAGTTGGGGTTAAAGACAGTCTTTTAAAGATTGGTGGTGATCTTACTAAAGGTGGGTCAAATGTTTTACTTAAAACAAGTACGGATGTAATTAATATGTTTACTAAAGAATATTCTTCGGCTGGTGTAAACCCAACTCAAATAACATTTGATCCAAATAATCCATTTTTAACACAGATGACATCATTTGTTGAACAATTAAGAACAGGTGGAGTTAAGGAAACAAAATCTACCTCTGATGTTAATCTTAATATTAAAGTAGATGGTTCAAGTACGTTACCAAACGGACTAAGTGCGGAACAATTTACTCCCTTCTTTGAAAAATATTTAAATGACCCGGCTAATAAGTCTAAAGTAAAAGAAATATTAGGTTCTAATAATTCAGGACTTCTTACAAATCCATAATAGAAAATTCTTAAAATTATGTTTTCTATAAAAAAGATCTCAAGGTATTTATTAATAAAAAAGTATGTCGGATAGTACATTATCGTTTGCGTCCTCGTCAAATTTTAGGGATATATTATTAGCCCGTAATTTACAACCATATTCTGTACCAGGGTCTTATTCTCCTAGTAGTAATAGTGTTAATTACGAGACTAATCTTTCTGTTGCAAATGTTATTGATTCACCAAACGGATTAATTTCAACAAACCAACTTGCAAATAGTTTATATTCACTCAATGAATACGGACCTGAAGGTGGTTATGATGGAAAATATTCTGTACCTGGAGCACCACTACCTGTGGACTCAAATTCAGGACCATACGCACCTACTGATACCGTATTAGATTTAGTTAATGAGTTTTATATTGATGCGGCGTACGTACAAAACATTTATGGACCTGAAGGTGGTTATAAAGATTTAGTTATTATAACCGATGTAGTTGGTAATCCTAAAATGTATACACCATATTGGGATCCCTCAACGTTTGTAACCTCATCATATTCACCATACGAGATAGTTTTTAGTAATAATCCAAATGGGAGTAATGGTCCGTTATCTCAAGATACTTATTTAGCAAAAATTGGTGCAGCACAACTTAAAAGTTTATTTGAAGAGAGAATTGCGAGTGAATTATTACAAGCAAGTGTTGGTAGTGTTAATTTAGATTCATTACAAGATCCATTTAGTGCAAGTATGATTGCCACAGGTCAACAACCATTTTTTACAAAAAATTGGAGAATTACCGTACCTGAAAACCCAATATCGGCTTCGGTTACATTGGCGAATAGATTAACGGGAACATATTTTCCTGTGTCATTTATTCCTGGTGATTATTTTGACGAATCTTTTATTGATTCTCCACAAACTGAGGCGGCGTTAAATGTTGCAAATAATTTAACAGGTGGATTTTTGGGTCCAATCTTAAATAAATTTAAGAACCCATCTGAAATATTTGTTGCAAACACAGGTTTTGGACAAAGATCAGTGTTATTTTCAAGTTTAGATTATAACAAATATAGACCGGCATATAATAGAGGAATAATTCAAGGAGCAGCAAGTGCAATAGATAGATTATTCAATCAAGATAAATCACAAAGTGGTAGTTATTATGTTGGTAGTCAAAATTCTGAACCTTCTCAGATTGACGCACCAGCTAACCAAGTCCCAATTGGAAAAAATGGTAAACAAATACAAACTATTGTTTATGGTCCACAAGAACTTGGTATTCTATATGAAGGTAATGAAGCTCAATTACAATTTGGTTTAAAAGGAAAATCATACACTGATGGTGGAGGAATTGATGGTCAATTTGTTTGGACATCACCAAAATATAAAGACAACGCAGGATTTAAAGTAGGTCCTGGTGGAGTCCCTACAAGGTTAGATAATGAATTTGAAACAATTAAAAGTGATTATGGTAGATACCAATCAACAGATATTGATTTCAAAGGTGATTCAATCTTAGATAAAACACAAAGACTTATTGAATCTGCTGATCAAGTACAAGGACAAGCAAGATTAAAACACGTAGGTAATGCAATTAACCAAGTGTCTAAGGTATTCAACGATGGATACAAAGAGATGACAAAGGGTTCTATGGTATTATCTTATACTGATCAAGCTGATGGGTCTCAAGCGGGTATTGAGTATTGTAGAGTGTTCCAAAAAGACACACCTTACTTTACATATGCTGACTTACAAAAGAGTGATGGTATTACAACCGAAGGTAGAAAATTCTCGTATTCAGTTTTGGATAAGACATATAATCTTAACATTGCTCCAATTAAAAATCCGGGATCAACAAACATTGTAGATAACAAAGTTAAAAAATATATGTTCTCTATTGAGAATTTAGCGTGGAGAACTTCAGATAGACCTGGATTTACTTACGATGATTTACCTGTTTGTGAAAAAGGACCAAATGGGGGTAGAGTAATGTGGTTTCCACCATATGATATTTCATTTAGTGATGATAGTACTCCTAACTTTTCAGAAACTCCATTCTTGGGTAGACCTGAACCAATTTATACTTATAAAAATACTTCAAGAAAGGGTAGTATAAGTTGGAAGATTGTTGTGGATCATCCGGCAATCATGAATACTATTATTCAAAAACAATTGGCGGGAGTTGCAAAACAAAGGGTAGATTCAATTGTTGATTCATTCTTTGCGGGGTGTACAAAATATGATATGTATGAATTAGGTATTAAATTTAACACAATACCGACAAGAGATTTATTTACATACCAACAAATATTAAATAACCCAAGATTAACAAATGAAGAGTTGGGTCAGGTTGCATTTGAAATACCTGTTGAATCTGAGGTAGTTACAACAGGTAATGCGGAAAATGCTACCGGACAAGGTGATGGTGTAGGAAGTACTGGTACCGTAACTAATGCAACATCAACACTACAAGATTCAGATATTTTAAAAGAATTTTTAAATTATGGTTTTTATTTTGAAAATGATTGTCCAGAATGTTATGGTTCATACGCAACAACCTCATCAAAACCATTTGATAATTGGTACGATTCGTATATACCTAAACAAAGTACTACATACGTAACTAAAGCTCCGGCAAAAGTTTATGTTGGTTCTCAAGAATTTACAAAAGAAGGTGTACAAACATTTTTTGATAATGTAATTAAAGAAAACTTTAATAAATTAAAAAAAGAATTCTTAGAAAAATTAAAAGAAGTTATTATTGATAAAGGTGGTACTGTTAAAATTACATTAAGAGGTTCCGCATCTGCACCTGCAACTACAGGTTATAACGTAAATTTATCTAAAAGAAGGGTTGATACGGTACAAAAATGGTTTAATAAACAAACTCTTGGGGATAAAAAAGTTAGTGAGTTAATTACTGAGAAAAAATTAACAATTAATATTGATACTGTTGGTGAGGTTGAAACTGTTACTGTCAGTAAAGATGGTAACGGTGTTTCTGTTAATTGTAGTACAAATATAACCACAACTCCATCCGTAAATACAACAGGTGGTGATGTTGTAGGGGCATCTTCTAATAGTGCAGCACAATGGTGGTCAGTACCTGCAATGGCTTGTAGACGAGTTTCTTTATCAAAAATTGAGGCTCAGGTACCGGTTGTAGTAAAACCTCCTGATGGAAATACTGGTGTTGATGGTACATCAGGAAGTAGTGGTACCTCAGGAACAAAGACAGAAACAAATACAGGTACTACAACAATCAAACCAACACCTAATTTAAGGATTGAACAAAAAATTAAAGAAGGTATATCTAAAAAAATATTAAGATTTTTATTCTCAGAATGTGATTACTTTGAGGTTATTAAGGAAAGTGATCCTATGATATATGATAGTATCAAACAAAAGATTAAGTACTTTAATCCTGCGTTCCACTCAACAACACCTGAGGGATTAAATGCTAGACTAACGTTTTTGAATCAATGTATGAGACCTGGTCAAACAATTCCTGTAATTGGACCTGATGGTAGACCAAAATATAATGATGCGTTAAATACGTCATTTGGTGCTCCTCCGATCTTAATTTTAAGAATGGGTGACTTTTATAATAGTAAGATTGTACCAACATCATTATCTATTGCTTATGATCCAATAACATTTGATTTAAATCCTGAAGGTATTGGTGTACAACCAATGATTGCTAAAATAACAATGGCTTTTAACTTCATTGGTGGACATGGTCTTAAAGAACCTGTTGAAGAATTACAAAACGCATTATCGTTTAACTATTATGCGAACACTGAAATTTATGACGAAAGGGCAACGGCAACCGAAAGTACTGAAGCAAGAGACAAATACATGGTTGAGAAAATATTAGCTAACCAACCAAAGGTAACAACCGCCAGTGTTGTAAATCAAATACCAAAAAGAGGTGGGGAGGCAATTGGAACAATATCGGGTGAAGAAGATATTGATTACACTAAATTTGTAAATGACTATTGGAATAGTACTAAAGAATATTTTGACGCTTATATTAATACAAATGCGACAATTGGTAAAAACTATAACATAGGTATTTTAGATTTATTATATA